TTCAGCTGTAGCCATCACAGGTGGTACAGTCGCTGGTGTCGCTCAGACAGGTAGTACAATCAACAGTACACCCATCGGTGGTTCTTCAGCGTCCACAGTCACTGGTACTGTCGTTACAGCTACTACAGGTTTTGTAGGTAACTTAACAGGTGATGTTACAGGTAATACGACAGGTACTCACACTGGTGCTGTCACAGGTAACGTAACTGGTAACCTTACAGGCAACGTAACAGCCTCATCAGGTTCATCGTCCTTCAATAACGTAACCATTAACGGTTCGTTGGACATGAATGCTAGTAGTTCAGCTACGATTATTAACCTGACTTCCCCTACTAACTCAGGTGATGCAGCTACTAAAGGTTACGTAGATACCTCTATCTCTAACTTGGTAGCATCAGCTCCTACGACTCTCGATACTCTCAATGAGATTGCAGTTGCTCTAGGTAATGACCCTAATCTGTCAGCTACTTTGACTGCCTCCATCGCAACTAAGTTACCTTTGGCTGGTGGTACGATGACAGGCGCTATTGCGATGGGTACTAACAAGGTTACTGGCCTTGGTACTCCTACAGTAGGCACAGACGCCACTACTAAGACATACGTTGATACAGCTGACGCATTAGCGCTACCTAAAGCAGGTGGAACTATGTCTGGTGCTATCGCTATGGGCACTAATAAGATTACTGGCTTGGGTGATCCTACATTAGCTCAAGATGCAACTACAAAGACTTACGTTGATGGTATCTTAGGTTCAGCCACTAGTTCTGCTACGAGTGCTGCTGCTGCGGCTACATCGGCTACTAACGCTGCTAATTCAGCCACTTCAGCTTCAACAAGCGCTACGAGTGCCTTGAGTTACTTGAATGCGTTTAAAGGTCAATACTACGGAACATCCGCATCAGATCCTACATTAGATCCCCTAGGTTCAGCCATCGGAGCTGGTGACTTGTACTGGAACACTACAGTTCCTGAGATGCGTGTCTACAACGGTAGCGCATGGGTGTCCGCTTATCTTCCAGCTGCTAGTTATGTCGCTAAAGCTGGCGATACCATGACAGGTAACTTAGTTGTACCCGGTATCACAGCAGGTGGTGGTACTGCTTTGGGTGGAGCTACTAACCCCATTATTTCGATGGCTAAAGGGGCTAATAACTACATTCAGGGTTACATTGTCAATAATACTAACGGTACTAGCTCATCCGCTGACTTAGTAGCTTATCCTTCTAACGGTGCTGATGCTCACGGTTGGGTTGATATTGGTATTACATCTCTTGCCTACGCAGATACTACATACACTGTAACTGGCCCTAACGAGTCTTATCTGTTTGCTTCAGCTCCTAGTGCTTCTAGCACCACAGGTAACTTAGTTATCGCTACTGATAATACAGGTACTGCTAACGCTATTCAATTCTACACCAACGGATTTACACAATCTAAGTCTGCTTGGAAGATGCAGTTAGATTCAGCTGGTAACCTTGTCTTAGGTGCTGGTTCACTGCAACAAAAGAAGACAGCTGTAGCAGCTTCCGCTATTGATATGTCTCTCGGTAACTTCTTCACTAAGACAATCAGTACAACAACTACTTTCACAGTGAGTAACGTACCAGCGACAGGAACAGCTGCTTCGTTTATCCTAGATCTGACTAACGGCGGCGCAGGTACTATTACATGGTGGACTGGGGTTAAGTGGGCAGGCGGTACAGCTCCTACATTGACTACTTCGGGACGTGACGTCTTAGGTTTCTTCACCCACGACGGCGGCACGACTTGGACGGGCTTGGTGCTCGGTAAGGATGTGAAGTAATGGCCGCGCATGACATCGTGATGGGGGCTGCTGGAGGCTCTACTGCTGCCAACTACATTGAGGATGTGTTCTCGACGTATCTCTATACGGGTAACGGATATAGCCCAACTTCACAAACAATTGTTAACAATATTGACCTTGCTACAAAAGGCGGTATGACATGGATTAAGTGTCGTAGTGGCGGGTATACACATTTTATAAACGATACTGTTCGCGGTGCTGGCAATGTTCTTCAAAGTAATACAACATCTCCAAACCAGCCTACAACTTCAACATTTGGATTAACTGCTTTTAATTCTAACGGGTTCAAAGTAGAAGATGACGGAAACGGCCCCGGTGGTTATTTAATAGGTCAAGGCGGAGGACTAAACGGAACTGGAAATACATTTTCCTCATGGACATTCCGCAAGCAACCTAAGTTCTTTGATGTGGTGACTTATACGGGTACAGGTTCAAACCGTACTATTGCCCATAGTCTTGGTAGCACTCCGGGTGTAATCATCATTAAGCAAACAAGTGCCTCTGGCCGTGGATGGATTACTTATCACAGAAGCATTGGAGCAACAGGATATTTAGATTTATCACAAACAAACGCTACAGATACTTGGTCAATTGTTTGGAATAACACAGCTCCAACATCAACTGAGTTTACTGTAGGTACTTTTGCTGGTGTAAATGAATCAGGTCAAACCTACGTAGCCTACCTATTCGCCCATGACGCTGGCGGCTTTGGTCTGACTGGTACGGACAATGTGATTAGCTGTGGGTCGTTTACTGCTGACGGTAGCGGTGCAGCTACGGTAAACCTTGGCTATGAAACACAAACTCTGATTGCAAAGGTTAGTTCCGCTTCTGGAAACTGGTTCATGGTAGACACTATGCGTGGATGGCCTGTAACTGCCAGTGATAGCTGGTTGCAGCCAAATACTTCTGGCGCTGAATCTACAGGCGGCAATTTTGGCTATCCAACATCTACTGGATTTGTTTGGAATTATGTTCCATCTTCCAATTACATCTACATCGCCATTCGCCGTGGCCCGATGAAAGTGCCTACGGATGCGACTAAGGTGTTTCAGCCTGTTGCTTATACTGGAAATGGAACCACACGGGTTATTAGTACATCTCCTATGGTTGTGCCAGACCAGTTGTTTATTCAAGGAAGAAGCGGAGCCTCTACTTACACAAGCACAAGACTTGCCGGAAGTCAGCAATATTTGTCTACCCAAAGCACTGCTGCTGAAGCAAACGGAAGCCCTTATTGGATAAGCATGGATGTGGAGAACGGCTATCAAATCTCTGGTAGTTCAGGAGGTGGTAATAGTTCTGGTGTTTCGTATATAGCATGGGCTATGAGCCGCGCCCCCAACTTCTTTGATGAGGTTTGCTATACGGGTGATGGCACAACAAACAGGCAACTTAATCATAATCTAACCGTTGTTCCCGAGTTGATTATTGCTAAACGCAGAAGTGGAGCGCAAGATTGGGTCGTATTTGGTTCTGCACTTGGAGCCAACAACTATTTAATTTTAAATACAACAGGCGCGTTAAACCCGTATGGGGCTGTAACACTTCTTGGAAGTACATCAACCACGTTTGGAGCACAGGCAAATTTAAATTACAACGATAGTGCTGTTACCTACGTAGCCTACCTATTCGCATCATGCCCAGGTGTTTCCAAGGTTTTCAGTTTTACTGGAAATGGAAGTACGCAAACAATTAATTGTGGTTTCACAGGGGGAGCAAGATTTGTGTTGTTAAAAGCAACAAGCACAACAGGTGGGTGGTATGTTTATGACACAGCCCGTGGCATGACTACGTTAACAGACCCATATTTGTTCTTAAACAGCACCGCTGCTGAATCGGCAACTCTTGGTTCAGTTACAACTGTAACTACTGGATTTGCTGTTAACGAATCTATTCTCGCTGGTGTTAATACAAACGGCGTTTCCTACATTGGAATCGCAATCGCATAAGGAAAAATCATGGAAATCCGAATCAAAGAATCAGGCCAAGTGATGTACGAGAGCGAGTTTCGTTCTCTGCATCCAAACACATCTTTTCCAGTTCCATTAACCGCAGAGATCGTTAATGACTTTGGCGGCGATGTAGTCTTGGAAGGCCCACAAGCACAGCCTACACGCTATCAAACAGCCTATCGTGATGGTGTTGAGCAGATTGATGGACAATGGTTTACAAAGTACTCTGTGGCTGATCTGGATGACGAAGCCAAAGCAGCTAAAGACGTTGAACAAGCTAAATCTGTGCGTCAACAACGTGATGACAAGCTCAAAGAAACTGATTGGATGGTAATTCGTTCGGCTGAAACTAGCGTTGCATTAGCTGCTGAATGGGCAACTTACCGCCAAGCATTGCGTGACATTACTGCTCAAGCTGGCTTTCCTTGGGAAGTTACTTGGCCTGATGCCCCATGAAGTGGAAAATCCTAGAACTGCATGGCGATAACGGCACTGTTTCAAGTGTTCGTTATATAGCCTCACACGAAGGTGTGGAA